AGAATGGATCTTTGAATGTAAGGTTTCATATACATCTTTAGATGAGTTTTTAATATCATCACATAAACGTAAATAATCTAATTCTAGAGTCTTAACCCTATTTTCCAGGTCCTTCTTCTGCTCATGTTGCATATAAACAAACGCTAGAGTGCCTCCTAAGAGTAAAAATAATACTTCTACCATACTTAATTTCTTTTATTAGTTGCCTTTCAGCTTATTAATCCTTATACTTCTATATAATATACGATATATTTATCAAAGAAGCAACTATTATATGCAAGTAAATGCACAAATTAGACCCAAATAAACTCTTCAATATATTCAATGCCTCTGATGAGGCAATATATGAGGAACATAATATACAACATCTCTTTCAAAACCCTTACGTTTTGATGGGTATGGTGGTGAGGGGCCTTGAGAACTACTCTATCATCGATGGAATGTACATGATGAGATATAAAGAGCAGTATGAATCTGTAAGAGAGACTGTAAAAGAGCAATTCTATGACCGCCTTTATAGTTACTTACTTAAGATTAACCTCCAAAAGTTTGAAAACATCTACGTCATTACCGAAGAATATGATAAGATGGGAGTATTCCAAGCCCTCGACCACCTCCTTTACTATTATCAAGATAAAGAACAGTATGAGAGGTGTGCCGTTATAAAATCCTTTGAGGATTTATTAAGAAATACCATGACCCCTCCTATCTATGACTATAATGTTGAGTCGTTATTGGAAGAATTAAAGTTAAAAGTAGACTAAACTACAAAATTTTCGGGTCGAAATGCGCGCGATGCGCGTGGGGCCTTCGGCCTTCTTGGGATATTTCGCCGGACCCCTCTCTAACTCCTTCATTCTCACTAAAAATCTTTCGTACTAACAAAAATAAAGTTGTTTTTCTGCGGAATAATCCGTATCTTAAGGTATAACTAATTAAAAAACATATATATGAATTTAACTATTCGTGAATTAAATGAAATCATCTATGCTCTAGGTGTAGCTGATTATAAGGGAATGTTTGTAGATAAAGAAACAAATATTTCTGCTGGAGATAAGGTTAGGGATGAGCTTGAAAGGCTTATAAAAGAGGAAGAGGGTTTAAAGAAACCTGCCCGTGTAGTACCGACCGAGCAAAATACACCTCCTGCTAAGGAACCTAAAATTATTACCCCTATCACCGATACGGGTTCAGATGTTGCCGACTTTCTAATTACAGTAACTGCCCATCTCCCGGAAGCAGCACCGGAAGAAGAAGTAGAGACAGTTAAGAAAGCTAAGTTTCCAGGTGCAAAGAAAAGTAATTTAATGAATCCGGAAAAATAATTCCACAAAGAGTGGCTTTTATGCGTTTTTTTATATATCTTCGATAATATATAAGATATTAGATATAATATAAAGATATTAAATAAAATATATAAGATATTAAATATATAGATATATAAAGATATAAATATAAAACAGGGAAATCCTATAAATAAAAATAGTTATGTTAAGTGCCGAACAAATCCAATTAAATTGGGATAAACACATTAAGATTATTAACCATTATATTGGTGAAGATCGTAAGAATCAAGTTTTAACTTTAGTAGAAACATTATCCGAACACATGGTAATGGCTCCTGCTAGTAGTAAATCATGGTATCATAATGCTTTTCCGGGTGGTTATATTGATCACGTTAATAGAGTTGTACAATCTGCTATAAAACAAAAAGAATTATGGCAATCAATGGGAGCTTCTATTGACTTTACCGATGAAGAGTTGGTTATGGCGGCACTTTTTCATGACTTAGGTAAAATAGGTGATGGTGAGGTAGATTGCTATGTTCCTCAAACAGATAAGTGGAGACAGGATAAGTTACATGAAATGTATACTCCTAATCCTGAAATTGCTTTTATGCTTATACCTGACCGTTCTCTTTTTATCTTGCAAAAGTTCGGTATTAAGTTATCCCATAATGAGTACTTAGGTATTAGACTTCATGATGGAGTATTTGATAAGGCTAATGAAGCTTACTTCTTTAGTCATAATCCAGACTCTCGAATGAGAACTAACATTGTAAATATCTTACATTCAGCAGACTTTATGGCTTCTAAGGTAGAATACGATATGTGGAAGAATAAAGGCGGTAGTACAGAGCCTAAAGTACAGAAAGCTAAAGCAACTACAGGCCGTCCAGTTAATTCTTCAGAAGGTCTTTCAAACTTAATTAAAAATTTATAATATGATTTGGATTATAGGATTATTAGGACTACTTTTAATTGTAGCGATGTTCGCATTATATAACCTACTAGTAAAGGTAGAGAAGTATGAAGATGTCGTACAAGATCAAATACAATACCTTAATAATATTTCAGCAACAATAGCTGAAGCAAAAATGCACCTACAGAAGTTAGATGAAAGCGGAACCTTTCAGTCGGACGATGAGGTCGGTTATTTCTTTAAACAACTACAAAACGTACAAGAAGAGCTAAACCGATACATGCTCCCGACAAATTATGGCAAGAACCAAAGCTAAGAGTAACTACTTTACCAAAGAGACAGAAGAGTATATAGTTATTTACAATAATTCAACAGACCCAGTTCTTAGAGCTAGGGTCTTTACTGATCATATATACATGCCATTCTATAAGTTGGCAGAGAATATAATTCATACTTTTAAATTTTACTACACCGATGTAGAGCATATTGAAGATCTCAAACATGAGATCGTTTCTGTTTTATTAGAAGAGAAGATTATGAAGTTTGATCCTACAAACGGAGCAAAGGCATATTCTTATTTTGGTACAATTGTAAAAAGGTGGTTAATAAACTATAACAATAAGAATTACAAGAAGTTAAAACAGATTGGATCATTCTCAGATGTAGAAGAGTCTTATGAACCAGATTTAGAAGTTGATGGACAGTTTAAGATGTCTTTATCAGCATTCTTAGATACATGGATAGAAGAGATGTACCAAAAGGTAGATGAGTTCTTTCCTAAAGAACAGGAAGCTAAAATTGCAGATGCAGTATTGACTATCTTTAAGACTCGTCATGACTTAGATATATTTAAGAAAAAAGCACTCTATATTTATATACGAGAGATGACTGACTGCGAAACCCCTCACTTAACTAGAGTAATCTCTAAACTAAAATCAGAATTCTATAACAAGTATTTCGAGTATAGTGAAAACGGTTTAGTAGTCAATATTCTTGACTAACCTATTTATTAGTAAAAAGTATGAGTTTAGATAAGAAAATTTTTGGAGAAACCTCTCTTGCAGATCTATTTCAAGAGATCCATACCAACTCTAAATCTACCCGTTCGCAAGTTACTGCTTTGATTGCAGAATTAAAACCTTTGATTGAAAGTATAGGTGACGCTACTTTAGTAGTACCTATGATAAAAGAATATATGGAGATTGGCGTTAAGAATGATGAAGCTTTAATTAAACTAGCTACTATTATTCAGCGAATTGAAACAGGACAATCTAAGGGAGAGGAATTCGACTTATCAGAATTAGCTGACTTATTACAAGAAGCTGAGACGATTAACAAAGAAGTAAACGAAGCAGAAAATGGCGACCAGTAGAGCAGGTACAGGAGCAGGAGCATCAGGTGGCGGTAAAGGATCAGGAAGTAATTCGGGTACTTTTTACGGCCGTGTGGTAGATATTATACTAGATAAGAAACACCCTAAATATAAACAAATGGGTAGTGCTCTTGCTATTAACGGTTGTTTTTATGTAACAGTAAGCAGTACCGGTGACATTGACCCAGATGAGGCTGCAGAACCACCTTTTGCCTTTCAAGGAAATGCTAGATACAAGGACATACCTGTACTAGGAGAGATTATAGCTATAGAATCAAGCCCAGCTGCAACAAGTGAATCAGGTAAAGGAAATAGAAAAGCTTGGGTTAGAATAGTTAACGTATGGAATGCTCCTGAACATAACGCCTCCCCTAATACATTAAATCCTAACTTCCAAAAAATGTTATTTGGTAAAGGATTCAAAGAGAGTGGAAGAATAAATCCCTTAATATGCTATCCTGGAGATACAGTAATACAAGGACGTCAAGGACAGTCTATAAGGTTTACAGGATCTCAGCATATAAACAATCCACTCGTTACAACAAAGACATTAGGACAACCTTTAATATTAATAGCTAACGGACAGATTACTGCAGCTAATGGATTTGATGGGGTTATAGAAGATATAAATAAGAACTTTGGTTCATTATATTTTTCTGCATATCATCAAATACCTTTAAAACAAGCCAATACTAGAAGGCTTTCTTACAATAAGGTACCAGATACTTCCAATGCTTATAACAAACCACAGGTAATATTAAACAGTGGACGTTTATTTTTAAATGCAAAAGAAGAATCTATACTACTTTCAGCAGCCGTTTCAGTAGGGTTAAATGGTAAATCTGTCAACATAGATGCGGATGACTATGTCTGTATTGATTCTAAAAAGATTTACTTAGGAGAGAAAGCAAGAACAGCAGTAGATTATAGTGCGCAACCTGTTTTATTAGGTAAGAATACCGTTGATCTTTTAGAAGATTTTATAAAAGCAGTAGAAAACTTTGCTAACTTTTTAGTAACTCCTTCCGGACTTCAAGCAGCACCTGCAATTGCAGTGGCACAGTTAAAGAAAGAAGGTGGTATTCTATTTGCTAGAATAAAACCATTGAGAGCTCGACTAAGTGAATTAAAATCTAAAAAAGTATTTACAGAATAGTATGTCATTTATAACTATACCAGAATCTAAAGTAACTGCTTTTATAGGAAGTAAGATAGGAGGATTACAAGCACAGCTACAAGATAAGGTGCAACAGAAAATCCAATCTACAATAACAACTTTTGTTCAAGCAAATGCATGTCCAAGACAGCAGACTTTAGATAAGTTAGTTAAATCAAAACAGACTTTATCTGACCTTACAGAACGTTCTAGAAAGATTATAGATACTTATAAAGCTCTACCTAGAAAACTAAAACCGCCAATAGATACTTTAGATAAGATTATAAAAGTATTATTAGTACTACCTATCCCACAAGCTGTACCCCCTGGTATTGGTTTACCTATCTCTATATCAAACAAATACTCCGATTTAATTAATAAGTTGAGAGAGTTAGTTAAACAAACTAAAGAAACAATAGATGGAATTGAAGCTCTTGTAGACACAACCTTCTTTGATAATCTTTTAGAAGATATTAATTCCAAACTATCACTACTTGATGGACCTATTTCGTTTTGTAGTATAGAAAATGAACTTAAAGATAGCTTAACACCAGAAGAATTAGAAAAACTTGGATTAGTAGATGCTGATGGTAATTTTATTATCTCTAGATTAGTTCCAAGATTAGTACAAGAAACTTTAGTTAACCCAGTTAAGTATGCAGACAGTGTAGACAGTGGTGTTAATTATGGAAAAAATTGCTTTAGAGGTACCTATAGACCTGGAACGATCTATATACACACAGACGAAAGAAGAGATATAGTAGAAGGATCAGACGGTAATAAGTATATTGTTAATAACCGTGCAAAAAATGGTTTAGATACGTGGTTGGATCCTTTAACAGGATTTGATTGGGAATTATATGAACTAAATACTCAAAAACTATTAGAAGATCTTTTAAATAGACTTTCGAATACAAGTTTAGTAAGTAGAGGCTTATTAGACAATATCAAAACCAACTTAAACAACTACAAAATACAAGTACAACCAGCCCAGACTGGATTATATAGAGCTAGAAACGGTGCTGAATTCCTAATTGAGGTTATAGATGATACAACTTCCCCTTCTATTGCTAAGAGACGTTTTGCAGTAGCGAGAAATGCTCAAGGGATAATCGTAATGAAAGGGCAACCCTCTTTCGCTAGCGATGTAAATGTATTAGTAAGGGAGATTAGGTTTAGGTTAGACCAATTACAATAATAAACTTTAATATACTAACTATTTATTAATATGAAACTAGAAGAACTTAGGAAAGTTATACGAGAAGAAGTAGAAAAAGCA